GCCGTGGGTGTGCAGATCATCAGTTCGCAGGTGGTGGCATGAGTGAATCCATCGCAACAGCCCGGCTGCGCAACCCCACCCAGGCGTGGCAATCCATCATCCAAGTCTGGAAGGTCATCAAGGGATGGCTTATCGGCAACGGTGGTGAACTCGAGATCGACGTTCGCAAAGCCACCCGCACCAGCAAGCAAAACCGCCTGCTGCACGCCATGTTGGGCGACATTGCGCGCCAGAAGGAATGGGCCGGCCAGAAGCGCGACACCGAAACATGGAAGCGCCTGCTGACGGCGGCATGGTGCCGCGCGCGCAACGAACACATCGAAATGCTGCCGGCGCTGGACGGTCATGGTGTTGACATCGTGTTCCGCCGGACAAGCCAGCTCAGCCGGGCTGAGTGCGCGGAACTCTGCGATTACATCGGCGCATGGTGCGCTGCAAACGGCGTGAAACTCAAAGAAGCCCGGCAATGGACGGACGAAGAGATTGACGCCGAAACCGGCGAAATCATGGAGCACGCATGAACTACCCCAAAGAACCCCGCCAGCGAAACCCGCACCTACTCAAGATGGCGCAGGGCGAACCCTGCCTTCTGCGCGTGCCAGGCGTATGCAACGGCGACAGCGACACCACCGTGGCCGCCCACAGCAACCAATCTGCGCACGGCAAAGGCAAAGCGCGCAAGGCTCACGATTGGGCAACCTGTTGGAGCTGTTCAGCGTGCCATATGTGGCTGGACATCGGCGTATCGCCACGGGCCGAAAAAGAACTGACGTTTTCGCTGGGGCTGAATCGCCAAATCAAGGCGTGGGAAGACATTGCAGGCGACGAAAAACAACCCGAGAGAGACAGACGCGCCGCTGCGTGGGCGCTGGAAAGGATGGGCGCATGAACCGACCCGTAGGAAAACAAATCCGCGCGATGCTTGAAGTGTCAGAATCCCTCAAGCGACCAGCGCCAGCGCTAGAATTGGCCCGCTCAGCAGGCATCACGCTGGATTCCCACAACTGCACCCGCATCTGTCGCCGGGCTGAGAGTTATGGACTGATGGATATTGCAGCAGAGCGCCCGCTTCGCTTTATGGCAAGGCCAGGATGGCGAGAATCAATCGAGCCAAAATCATTCCAAAATCCGCATCGTGAGACAAAGCCACACCCGGCTAAGATGATGTGTAACAGCGTTTGGAGCCTTGCAGCGTGAGTTCGTATGGATGTTTCAACCGCGCACCCTACCTGCCGGTGAACACCATCCCGGCACGGTGGCCGGGTGACACGCCTCTGCACATCCCAAACAGGATGGCGATGGAATGCCAGTATCAGCTAGATGACAAGTACGCAGACCCGCAATGTGTCGGATGCAAGCATAAAACCAGCGAGACAAATCCATGAATACAGCCCAGGAACACTATGCTTGCGCTCGCAACACGAGCAATCTCAAGTCCGATCCGCGAACGACACACTCTGCAAGCGACGTTCTAACCGCTGCCGGGTGGACTGGACAGGAACACGGCGAGGCAATGGCGCTATGGGCTGTGGCTTTTCGTGGGAAAACATCGGCAAAACTCGCCCTGGTCGATCTGCTGAGCAAATCGCTGACAAACTACATGCTGGCAAACAGCATTCACGGCAGTCCCAAGCACATCGCAATGGAAGTGGTCGCCTGGGTGTTGCATGGCCGCTGTGAACCCTGCTCAGGACGGGGTTACGAGGTTCATCCAGACACGCCAATGCTGTCTGACACACTCTGCCCGGTGTGCAATGGGACGGGGAAGGTCCCCTTCCCGCAGACTGACCCGCATCTGTGGTTAAAACAGCGAGTGGAGAAGATGACAGCTATTGCTGCATCGAGTGTGATGGCGAAGCTGGCTAGTGATATGGAGTTGAAATGAACAACGCCCACGCAATAATGCGGATGCTTGGGAATGGGATGCTTATGGCGCAGCGCTTTGTTGGTCCGCCAAAACCCGCGAAGCTTGGCGACGCGCAAGACATTGACGAAGATATGACCTCGTATGTTATTCCGACTTCCACGGAAGAAAAAGGCGCTGTGGTGTGTCGTTTCCTAGTGGGAGACATGCCAGAATCTGCAATCGCATGTTGTTACGCGCATGTTCCGAAAAGCATTGATGTTCGCGTTTTCAATGCTGTGAAACTTGTAATGATTAACCCAGGAGCGGTGTCCCAAAAAGACCCGTTCGGAGAGTACGGGATGGTCGCCCTTAAGTGGGACGAGAAGTCTCCAAGACTCATTGAATCAAAAACACTTGACACGCATGGTACAAACTGAATTAAAATACAGTGCCGACAAACTCCGGGTGAGCCGGGGATAAAAACATTCGAGCATCATCCCACGATGGATTGGTGCCTTCAACGAAAGCCACGACAGAAATGTTTGTGGCTTTTTTGCTTTCTGAGCCTGAACGCAGTCCACGGGACAGGCCAGCAACATGGTGGACACCGGCCACTTAGGGATAAGCGGGAAGCCTGCCGGATGCTTCGATAACCGCGCCCGACCAAGACCCACTAGGCAGAAAATTCAGCCGTAACCATTCGGCAGCGTCCTTTATGGAGCCGGATTGCGTAACCGGCAAGATTTCCGCGTCCAAGCGCAAGGTGCGTCGCCAGCCTTCCAAGCTGTGCAGATAAGGGTTCGATTCCCTATGGTCGCTCCAGACCGGCGGGCCGATCAACCATCACTAGCTAACCGCAAATGTGATCGTGTCCCGCCACTCCTCACCACAACCGAAAGGCCATCAATGGCAACCGCACCCATGAATCCAGCGATGGCCGCGCCCCAAGGCGAACAAGAAGCAGCCCCCGAGGCCGCAGGGTTCACCATCTGCATCAACGTCGCAGCCGACGGCAGCATGAACGTCGCCACCGAGCCGTATGAAGCCGAAGAAGGTACAGCAGGTATGCCCGCAGCCAGCCTGGACGAAGCCATGCAGATTGCCCAACAGATCATCGACAACAAAGGTCAGATGCCCCAAGGCAACGGCATGACGCCAGAAGATGCGTTCGCTGAAGGCTTCAAAGGGACTGAAGTCGCATGACCACAGTAACGATCATTCTGTCCGACACCGACGACGGCCTAGTCGCAGTCGATACCACCATCGAAGGCTACGACCGCCAGAGCAACGCGCAACGCATGGCCGACGAACTGAATGCTTACATGGCGCACCAGCACGAACAAAAGGGCGCATCACTGCTGAGCGACAAGCCAGAGACTGCGCAGGCGTAAATGGCAACCAAGGCTGGGACGGGTAAGAAGAAGACTGGTCCCAATCCCGTATCGACTGAAGGCGCATGGGCGTTGTTCAAGGCGCGTGAAAGCGCTATGGACGAACTGAGCGAAGTCATTGTTTCAGGCAATAGCATTGCAGATTTCTCTAGAAGCATGGGGGTTGCGTACAACACCGTGTTGAACTGGATCAATGATGATGCTGGCCGCGTTGCAAACTACGCCCGCGCGCGCGAAGCTAGAGCAGATTTGATATTCGACGCTCTGGATGATGTTTCAGAGCAAGCGGTAACGGCTGAGACGGCTATTGAGGTTGCTGGATTGAGGCTCAAAGCTGACAACATTAAATGGAAGTTGGCAAAAATGGCCCCAAAGAAATATGGGGAGCGCCAGCAGGTCGATTTGAATGCGGCTGTAGAAGTCAGCATTGAACAGGTTGACGCCAAGATTGCCCGCTTGCTGGCGAAGTGATGGACAATGCGATTGTCAACCTGACGCCTGAACAGCGCCGGGAACTGTTGGAGTTGTTGGAATTAAAGGCGAGATTGAAGGCTGAAAACAAGTTGGCAGACTATCGCCCGTATATCAAACAGGCCGCGTTCCATGCGGCAGGGGCCGATCCGGCAGTCAGAGAACGATTGCTGATGGCGGCAAACCAAGTTGGCAAGACTTGGAGCGCTGCGTTTGAAGTGGCGATGCACTTGACGGGCAAGTACCCGAAGGACTGGAATGGCGCGGTATTCGCAGACCCGGTGACAGGCTGGGCAGCATCGGAGACAAGCCAGGGCACGCGGGACACAGTACAACGCTTGTTGCTTGGGCAGCCTAGCTCATGGGGCACGGGAGCGATCCCGAAGGCAGACATTCTGGAAATTAAGCGGGCCGCGCATGGTGTGGCTGATGCGGTGGAGACTATTCTTGTCCGGCATGTGTCGGGCGGAACCTCCCGCATCACGATGAAGACCTATGACCAGGGCCGGGAGCGCTGGCAGGGCGAGACACTTGATTTCGTCTGGTTCGATGAAGAACCGGATGAGGACATCTATATTGAAGGCTTGACGCGCACAAATGCCACGGCAGGCATCGTGTGGATCACGTTCACGCCTTTGAAGGGTATGAGTAGCGTCGTGAAGCGGTTCCTGCTGGACAAACAGCCTGGAACGCAAGTCACGACGATGACAATTGAGGATGCCGAGCATTACACGCCCGAGCAGCGCAAGGCCATCATTGCAAGCTATCCGGCGCATGAACGTGATGCGCGGTCGCAAGGTATTCCAACGCTGGGCAGCGGCAAGATATTCCCGGTGGATGAGAAGTCCATCACAGAGTCTTCGATTGCCATCCCGGCACACTGGCCGCGCATTGCTGGTATTGACTTTGGATGGCAGCACCCGACCGCAGGCGCATGGATTGCTTGGGACCGAGACACGGACACGGTGCATGTGTATGACTGCTACCGGGTGACTGAAGCAACTCCAGCAGTCCACGCAGCGACGTTCAGGGCAAAAGGGCAATGGATACCCGTAGCGTGGCCGCATGACGGCAACAACGACACGGCAGCGGGCGAGAACCTTGCAACGCAGTACCGCAAGCATGGATTGAACATGTTGAAAAGCCGCGTGACACATGCGCCAGCTAGAGGAAAGCCTGAAGGATCGGGCGGCAATAGCGTTGAAGCTGGATTGATGGACATGTTGGACAGGTTTCAGACTGGTCGGCTCAAGATAGCCGCGCATCTGGAAGACTTGTTCAGTGAAATCCGCCTGTATCACCGTGAAGACGGGAAGGTTGTGAAGATTGATGACGACATTATTTCGGCGCTTCGATATGCGCTGATGATGCTTCGGTTTGCTGTGGTCAACGTGCCGACAGATAGCGGGTACGTCGAAGACTTCACGCCGACAGACAACGAAATGGCTTACTAAGCCAACAAACACTGAAAGGCCATCATGGCAACACTATGGATCGCTGAGTTTCCAGGCGCACGCTTGGGCCGCACGGGTCAACCTGTCGCCGTTCTCCCGCCTCTCAAGAGTCAAAAGATCACGTTCAGCACCACGACACAGAGCGCAGCATTGCTTGCGTCTACGGCTCTTGTCCGAGTGGTGGCTGATGCGAACTGCCATCTTGTGGTGAATGCGGACCCAACGGCGACGACTGACAGCGCCATCCGATTGACTGCGGACACGCCAGAGTATTTCGAGGTCAAGCCCGGCGACGAGATTGCAGTAATCGCAGCATGAACATGCAAGAAGAGTCAGAACTGCAACGGGCGCAGCGACTGGCTATCGTTGAGGCTTTTGCCGCTATCGTCAAGGACAAGCGTACCGACGCCATCGAGGGCAGGCGCGCATCAGGCATTGAGACGATATGGGCAGAGGATGAAGCGCACTACGAAGGACAGGATGAGGTTCAAGAGTCCGCTTACAGCAAGGGCAAGAGCGCATCCGATGGCTTGAGCGAGAAGCCGAAGAAGCAGACAACCCGCTCAACGGCGTTCCTGAACATCACCCGACCGTATTGCGACGCAGCATCCGCCAGCATGAGCGACATGCTGATGCCGACCGATGACCGTAATTGGGACATGCGCCTGACGCCGATTGGCGACCTGAAGGCTTCGTTGAACGATAACCGCTCTGTTGCTGAAGTTGTTCCCCAAGCTGTAGCGGCGAAGCAGGGTGGTATCCGTGGTGCCATTGGCAAGCTATTCAGCCCCGCACAACCAACACCGCAGAAAGCTCCGACGGTAGCCGAGGTCGCCAAGCAGGAGATGGACCGCGCAACAGTAGCCCTTGACGCAGCACGCAAGCAGGTTGATGACTGGCTCGTTGAATGTCGATACCACGCCGAGGTCAGAAAGCAGATTGAAGCCACGGCGCGGATCGGCACCGGGATATTGAAGGGGCCAACACCCGCCAGGAAGAAGGCGCGCAAGGCGACTAAAACGAAAGATGGCTGGACGGTCGAGATCAACATCGAGACGAAGCCAGAGTCGAAAGAGGTCAGCGCCTGGAAGATTTACCCTGACCCCGCTTGTGGAGACAACATCCACAACGGCAGCTACATCTTTGAAGAAGACGAGATTACCGCGCGCCGCCTGAATGAGCTAAAGGGTGGGGGATACATTGACGAGATGATCGACCTTTGCATCAAGGAAGGACCGATCAGTGCTGTAACTGGAACGAGCTCCCGCAAGCCGGAAGATAAGACGCGGGACAAAGACCTGTTCCAGATTTGGTACTACTACGGTCATGCGTCCAAGGATGACATGACGGCAGCAGGGTGTAGTTGCGGCGACAAGGAGCGAAGCTACTACCCTGTTCAGGTGACGATGGTCAATGACCGCATCATCAAGGTAGCACTCAGCCCACTCGACAGCGGGGAGTTCCCGTATGACGTAATGGTGTGGCAGGCTGTGAGCGGAAGCTGGGCCGGCACGGGTGTTGCGCGTCAGATGCGGACATGCCAGAAGGGCGCTAATGCAGCCGTTCGCAATCTGATGGACAACGCTGGTCTAGCGGGTGGACCGCAGACGATTGTGGACCGCACCAAGATTGTCCCTGCTAATGGGAAGTGGGAGTTGACCCCTCGTAAGGTGTGGTGGACAAAGGACGGCGCGGAGATGATGGATGTGAGAACCGCATTCATCTTTGTGGTCGTCCCAATGCTGCAAAACGAACTGCTTGCGTTGGCGCAATTCTGGATCAAGGAAGCCGAGGATGTGACAGGGTTGCCAGCCTTGCTTCAAGGGCAACAGGGCAGCGCACCAGAGACGGTCGGCGGCATGACTCTGCTGAACAACAACGCCAACACCGTCAAGCGTCGCATTGCAAGAACCTTTGACGACCGTGTGACTGAGCCTCACATTGGGAGGTACTACGAATACCTCTTGCTGCACGGACCTGATGATTGCAAGGGAGACTTCACGATTGACGCTCGGGGGTCGAGTGCATTGGTCGAGCGCGATGCTCAGACGCAACAGATGCCGCAGATGCTCAATATGTCGGTCAACCCGGTGTTTGGGCTTGATCCTGAGTCGGTCATGGACGAGATGTTGAAGGGAATGCGCTTCGACACCAAGCGGCTGAAGCTCTCGGATGAGAAAAAGCAACAGATGGCGCAACAGCAACCGCCGCCACCGCCACAGATTGCCGTCGCTCAGATACGCGAGGAAGGTGCCCTGAAGCGCAAACAGATGGAACTGCAAGCCAAGGCGCAGCAAGGTGATGCAGACCGTGCATTGGACAAGGCGCTCAAGGACATTGATGCGCAGCTTGAAGGGCAAAGCCTGGACGCTGAAGAGCGCAGGGACTTGCAGAAGCACAAGGTCGCGCTGGCGAGCCTGACGATGGAATTGCGGCAGCAACGCGAACTGTCTCCCGGCCCGCAAGTGCTGAACCCTCCGACTGAGCCTCAAGGACGCGCCCCTGATGGGTTTGCGTACAGGCAATGATTGAAGACGACACACTTGTTGCAGCACGCCGACTGCTGGACTTGAGCGACCGGCAATCTGCGACATGGCGCAAGCTGAAGAAGCATTTTGAAACGCGACTCGCAGAGATGCGTGCGCGCAATGACAACGACCTTGACGTACTGACCACAGCAAAACTGCGTGGATCTGTAGCCGTCATAAAAGAACTGTTGGCTCTTGGCGACCAAGACCCGACGATGGAAGCAGACGAGGGTTAACACCCGCCTCTGCAATGTGTGGCCCGCCTTGTGCGGGCTTTTGTATTTGGAGAACTGAATGAGCATGGAAACCGAAGGAACGGCGACACCGGAAGAACTGGCCGCGTTTGATGAAGGGTTCAGCGAGACAAAGACGGAACAGGTTGAAAAGCCTGCACCCGAGTCCGCGCCCGTACCTGATGCGACGCTGGAAGCAAAGGAAGAACCCGAGCCTGAAGTTGTACCTGATGCCGCGCCTGCGCTGACCCGCGAAGAACTCGCTGCGATGCGTGCGGCAATGGCGGATGTATCGGACATGAAGGGACGATTGCGCGACGCCTATGGGCGGATTGGCGCACTCAATGACCTGTTGCACAAGAAGACCGACGAGAAGAAGACTGAGGGGAAACCCGCCGTCCTGACGACCGTCGAGATGAAGCGCATCAGGGAAGCCTATCCCGAACTGGCCGACGACCTCGTTGCCGACCTGAGTGAAGCACTGTCAAACGTGAAGTCCACAGCGCAAGACGCCGAAGAAATGGCGCGTCTCGTTGATGAGCGCGTTGCCAGGGCTGCACACGAACTGCGTAAGGAAACACTGGCCGAGCGTCATCCCGATTGGGAAGATGTGAAGAAGTCTGAGGTTTTCTGGAAGTGGATCGAGTCGCTACCTCAGGACGATCAGCGCGCCATCCAGACCAGCGCATCACCGATGTTCATTGCTGGAAAGCTCGACACGTTCAAAGCGTGGCGGGACAAGTCAACCAAAGCAAAACAGAAAAGCCAAGAGCGGCTGGAATCTGCCATCACGCCTACGGGCGGATCGGGGACCGGCAAATCAACCCTGTCCGACGAAGAAGCCATGCAAAAGGCTTTTGCCGAAGGATTCAATAGTTAAGGAGCCATCATCATGGCACTCGCAACATACGCATCCCCCGCGCAACGAATCGGTCGAATCAAAGGCCAGATTCTCAAGCACGCCATCCATACTTCCACGCTGGAGATCAGCGGCGAAGTCTACAAACAGCCCGTCAAGATGGGTGACACCGTGACGTTCCGCCAGGTTGTGCCTTTCGGCGCGACGGCTGCGGCGCCCAACACGTTCAGCACGACCGCTGCTGCCAACCTGATTCAGGAAGGCGTTACGCCCCCGGCTGAGTCGATCAGCATCCTCGACACCAGTGTGACGGTGCAGAAGTACGGCGCACTGTACGGCTACACCGAGCGCCAGGACTCGCTGGGTGAAGACGATCTCCCGGCATGGATGGAAGAGCAACTTGGCGAGCGCATGGGCCTGGTCCGTGAACTGGTCTACATTGGCGCGCTGCAAGGCTGTACCAATCGCTTCTACAGCGGCGGCACGACCCGCGCTACGGTTGCCTCTCCTGTGACGCTGAACCTTGTCAATCGCATCACTCGCAACCTTGCGGGCAATCATGCGGTGTTCATGCGTGGCGTGATGGCTGCATCGGCCAACTACGGCACCGTGAGCGTGCAGAAGTCGTATCTGGCCTTTGGTCATACGAACCTGCAGCAGGACATCGAGGCCATCCCCGGCTACAAGGCGATTTCGGACTACGGTTCGATGAAGCCCGCGCATGAGATGGAAATCGGTTGTGTCGGCTCCGTCCGGTTCATCCTGTCGCCTGACATGCCTTACACCGCTGATGCGGGCGCCGCCATCGCTGGCACGACCAACTCCAGCACTACCGGCACCAGCGCTGACGTGTACCAGTTGTTTGTCGTCGCCAAGGATGCGTGGGGCCATACGGCCTTCCGTGGCCTGGACGCCTTCAAGTTCAACAACATCGCCCCCGGCAAGGTGGACAAGAGCGATCCAACGGGGGAACGCGGCTACTGCTCAGCGACCTTCTACGATGCTGCCGTCGTGACCAATCACGGCTGGTGCGGCGTTGCTGAAGTCACCATCAGCACCTTGACCTGATAGGCCGAGAAACCACAACCCCATAGCCCCTTAACCGGGGCTTTTCTTTTGGAGATATTGACATGCAAAACGCACGACAACTCAATGGACTTACGATGAGCACCATCAAGTCCGGCCTTATCAAAGGCACTGGCAGTTCCTACACCACGACCGTCACGACTGCCGGGATGATTAACGGCAAGTTCGTTACGACCCTTGGCGCGCAGACCAACACTGCAACGCCGACGACTGATGCCGTGACCGGGGCTGCTTTCCGCGCTCTTGCCGACAACCAGGCGACGGTGCTGGTGATCGGCCAAAACGCGGCTGGCGCTATTGCGATGGCGCAAGGCTCGATTGAAGACACGCAGGTGGGTGTGACCACAACCGCAGGCGCATTCATCCGCGCCCCGCAGTTCCCGACGCTTCCTGATGATTTCATGGTGCTCGGGTACAACCTTGTCCGCACCGCTCCGAGCGCATCAGCCTGGACGCCGGGCACTGGTGAATGGGCCGCAACTGGCGTCACTTCGTCTGAATTCGTTCAGTGCGCTGTGTTGCCCGACCGTCCGCAAGTGAGCTGACCCGACGCAACCCCATAAAGCCCCTTCACCGGGGCTTTTCTTTTTGGAGAACTGAAGCATGGCAACACGCCAATACAAACAATCCATCATCAATTCTGATGACGTTCGCGCCGCGCAGATGGCAGCCCCTGAACTGCGCGACGGCATGGTGACGATTGACGACATCGAAGTTGTCCCCGGTCATTCCCTGATGTCGGCGGCTGAAGAAGCCAAATTCATGGAAGACCGCGTTAGCGTCGAGATCGAACCCGGCGGCGAAGAGAACGACCCGATCTTTGTGTACTTCGGTCACAACGGCGTGGTGCAGTATGTCAAGGTTGGCGAGCCGCAAGTGGTGAAGCGCAAGTTTCTCTACTCTGCCATCGCAGCCAAAACGGTGAAGTTTGCTTGCGCATTCGGAAAGGACAACACCGGCAACGAGTTCAACCGGATGAGTCCGTCCGTCAAAACGACGCACCGCATTCGATTGATCGAAGACCGCAACCCGCAGGGCGGAATGAAGTGGTTTCAGAAGATGGCTCAAGAAGCCTGAAGAGCGGGCCGTGAGGCTCCTGCACAAATCACCAACTGACCAACAAGGAATTTTCAATCATGGCACGCATCGACTCTATCTATCAGTACATCGGTTCCATCCCTGACAAGCGCACTTCCATCGCTCTGTCCAAGGTGTTCGAGCGCTTCATTCCCCGTGCGACTGAGCCTGTTTCCGCTGGGCAGTACGCGAACCTGAACAACCTGGGCAACGTCATTGAACTGACGGCGACCCGTACTGTGCTGGCGTCTGAGAGTGGCGCGACGTTCCTGCTCAACAGTGCGACCGAGTTCGTGACGACGTTGCCGACCCCGGCTGCTGGCCTGCGTTACACCTTCATTGTGAAGGCCGCGCCTGCGGCTGCAAGCTATACGGTGGTGTCCGCAGCAAGTGCAAACATCATCAAGGGCTTCGCAGCCAATGCGGCTGGTGCTGCTGTGACCCCGCTGGGTGATGGCGACACGATCACGTTCGTTGATGGCCAAGCTGTGGCAGGCGACCAAGTGACCGTCATCAGCGACGGCACAAGTTGGTTCATGTCTGGATTTGCCCAAGTTGCGGCAGGCATCACCAACACCAAGGCGACCTAACCCGCACTGACCGGCCCTTCGGGGCTGGTCGATCACCGCCATGAGTACATTCCTAGAACTGTGCCAGGACTTGCGCCGTGAAAGCGGCATCAGCGGCACTGGGCCTGCGTCCGTCATCAATCAGACCGGAGAGATGCAGCGTGTGGTCGAGTGGATTCTTTCCGCCTATCGGTACATCCAGAACCTGCATCCGTCGTGGCTTTTCCTGCAAACGGAATTCAGCTTTGAAACCATCTCTGGCACGGGAAACTACACGCCAGCAGCGGTGTCTCTGCCAGAACTCGGATCGTGGAAGACCGACACACTGACGGACTACCTGACTTCGACCGGCATCAACGCAGAGCAGTTCATGGAATACGTGCCGTGGCCTGATTTCGTGGATGCGTACATGACCGGATCACCCAGCACGACGCCCGGCATCCCGATGGTGTTCACCGTCAAGCCGGATCAGTCGCTTCAGTTGTGGCCCATCCCAAACGATGTCTATACCGTGCGCGGAGAGTATTTCAAGCGCGCACAGACCATGACCGCCAATGCTGATGAACCCATCATCCCGGTGCAGTTTCAGGATGTGATCGTGTGGAGAGCATTGATGCTCTATGGCGCTTTTGCGGCGGCAGACGAGAAGTATTCGCACGGTCAAAATGAGTACAGGCAAATCCTGTCCAGGCTGGAAATGAACCAGTTGCCGGAAATGCAACTTGCGGACTCGCTGCTATGAGGCTGACGCGAGTCAACACCAGCGTCGAGTACGTAAAGTTCGGCGGTGGACTTGACCTGTTGACGCCTGCAATCTCCATCAATCCCGGAGCAGCCCTTGCAGCGCACAACTACGAACCCGGCATGTCGGGAGGGTATGCCCGCATAGATGGCTACGAACGCTTCTCGGGGATGCCATCACCATCGGATGCGACCTACCATCACTGCCAAGTGGTTCTGAGTGCTGCGGTGTCGGTTGGGCAGACCATCACGGGTTCTGTCAGTGGAGCGACGGGCGTTCTTGTGACCATCGGCGCGACAGAGTTTGACATCACCAAGGTCACGGGCACATTCACCTCGTCCGAGAACTTCACGGTGTCAGGGGATGTCAAGGGCTATATGACGGCACTCCCTACGCTGCAAGGGTGTCCGACAGGGCTTGAGAACGCCACAGCCCAGGCGGCAGCAGCAGACAACTACCGTGCTGACATTTCGGTCCCTATGGGGTCTGGGGCCATCCGTGGCGGCGTGACTCTAAACGGGACAACCTATTGCTTTCGGGACAACGTGGCGGGCACTGCCGGGTTGATCTTCAAGGCAACGACTTCGGGTTGGACGCAAGTCACCTTGTATTCGACCATCTCATACACGACGTTTGTCGGCGTTATCGCTGATGGAACAACGATTACGCAGTTCACCAGCGGCGCGACGGCAACGGTGATGCGTCATATTCAGGACAGCGCGACAACGGGACGTTTGATACTGTCCAACATCACCGGCACATTCAACGCCGTGAACGTGATCCAAGTCGGCGGCGTCACCAAGATGACGGCATCGAGTCTGGTCACGGCAATCAGCATCCTCCCCGGTGGACGTTATGAGTGTGACGTTTACAACTTCACGGGCAGCACGGACACGCGAGCGGTTTATGGCGTGGATGGCGTCAATCCGGCCTTTGAGTTCGATGGAGAGGTCTATATCCCGATCTATACCGGGATGACCGCAGACACCCCTTCGCACATCAAGGCGCACAAGAAGATGCTGTTCCTGACGTTCAGGGGATCGCTGCAAAACTCTGCCATCGGAAACCCGTTTTCATGGTCGGTGATTACGGGCGCGAGTGAAATCGGCCTGGGTGACGACATCACAGGACTGCTGACTCAGCCCGGAGATGTGATGGCTGTCGTGTCGCGCAACAGTTCAAGTCAGTTGTCTGGAACGTCTGTAGCCGACTTCCAGATGGATTCCATCGCTCCAGAAGTAGGGGCCATTGCGTACACGTTGCAGAACCTGGGCGTTGCCTACTGGCTGGATGACCGGGGCGTGATCCAGATCACCCGCACGCAAGCCTTTGGCAACTTCGACAACGCAACGGCAAGCCGCAATGTCCAGCCGGTGATCGACCAGATGCGAACCGTGGTCATCGCCAGCACGGCGTACAAGTCTCGCAATCAGTATCGTCTCTATGGGTCGGATGGATCGGGCGTCGTCATGACCGTTTCAAATGGTCAGTATGGGCCTGAGTTCGCATTCACCACATTCAAGTACCCGGTGAACGTCACTTGCGCATGGAACGCAGAGGACGCGAATGGCAAATTCATCGTGTTCTTCGGCTCTGACAACGGCATGGTCTATCAGGCCGACAAGGGATCGAGCTTCGACGGCGCAGCCATAGAAGCGTACCTGAGACTTCCGTTCAATCACTCCAAGACACCAAACGTCATCAAGAGCTATCGCCGGGCGCAGATGGAAATGACGGCAGTCGGCTATTGCGAGATCCGGGTTCATCCAGAGTTCGGCTATGGCGATCCCGCGGTATCGACCCACTTGCTCAACACAGTGTCCGTGCAAGGCTCTGGCGGGTATTGGGACATCGACACCTGGGAGCAGTTCTATTACGACACCACGATTGTCGCCAGCCCGGAGTTTTCCATCTCTGGAGACGGGCGAAACATGGGTTTGATCGCCTATTCCAACTCAGCTATCGACCTGGGGCACACATTGCAAGGCGCAGTTTTGTCCTTCACGCCGAGGCGCATTCAGAGGTAATCCATGAGCAGTTATTCATCTCCTGCCGACATTGCAGCGGCCACACTGGCACGCTCCGCAAACGTCAATGACGTTGACGCCGCTGTCGCAACGGCTTTTGCGCTGATCCCCGACGAAGCAAAGATGTATCGCGGGACCGTCAACTTCGGCACCGATTCCGGGACTGCAAACACCCATGTCGTGACGACCCCGTACACAGTGGCTTACGGAGATGGATTGAACGTCTCGTTTATCCCCCTGGCAACCAACACCAGCAGCACGACGATCAACGTCAACGGGCTAGGCGTGAAGTCGATTCGTGACCCTGTAGGCGCTGCGCTTGCGGCTGGTTTGATCGTCGTCGGCGTACCAACTGAGGTCAGGTACAGCACTGTGACGGGATACTTTCACCTTGTTGGCGCTCTCAGCCCGATGGGTCCGGCTGGTCCTCCGGGCGGCGTGTCCAGCGTTGATGTGTCCGGTGGAACCACTGGCCTTAGCGCATCAGGCGGGCCGATTGTCGGCACGGGAACCATCACGCTTGCAGGCACCTTGTCTGCGGCCAATGGCGGGACGGGTGTTGCCAACGACGCAGCGGCAACGACGACCAGAAGCGGCAACTATGCCAAGACTGAAACCCTGACCGGGGCAACGAATGTCACCTACCCAACCACGGGAACGCTGGCAACCCTGGCTGGATCGGAAGCGCTGACTAACAAGACGCTGACCAACCCGACGCTTGGAAACTCCAATCTGCTGGGCGTGAAGACTGTTATCTACAACTCCCAGCTTACGCTGTCAACGACCACGGGAGCGGTCACGGTGGACTGGAGCGCGGGGCAGAACTACAAGCAGGCTGAGCCAACTGGCAGCATCACCTACACGTTCACCGCTCCTATTGGTCCGTGCAAGCTGCAACTTCTGATCGACTCTGATGGAACGAGTACCGCTCAATCATTCACATGGCCCGCGACGGTCATCTGGTACTCGATCACATGGTCGGGCGTGAACAACAAGAAGGCCGTCATCAACTTCTGGTATGACGGCACAAGCTATCACGCCACCGGAATCAATCAGGTCTGAGCATGGCTAGATATTGGGTTGGCGGAACTGGAACATGGCAGTCTGGTGATACCTCACACTGGTCTGCTTCATCGGGTGGCGCATCGGGGGCTTCCGTTCCGACTGCTTCTGACGATGTGTATTTCAACGGGTCGAGTGGTGCCGGCACGATCACGATTGGAGACGTTGGATCGGGCGTCACCTGTCTTGCGTTGAACTTTACCGGGTTCACGGGAACACTAAGCGCGCTACAAGGGTTTATAAAAATAAGGGGCAACATCACGTTTGGGTCCGGGATGTCGTTCTCTGGAACCAGATACGCATTCCTAGAGTCCGACGCAAGTCTAACGATCACATCCAACGGGAAGTCAATTCCGTTTGGTATTTACGTTTCCACAGGGACTACCACGCTCGCAGATGACTTTGTGACGACAAGCTCGATACTTGTCGGTAGTAGCACGTTCAACGCGGCAAATTTCAACGTCACGGCAAACAATGTAGATGTGCCGTATCCGTATGCGGGAACTCTGACGATGGGATCGGGTACATGGACAATCACAGGAAGTGTCAAGGCACAGAATGGAGCTAGCGGAGTGTGGATTTGCGGCGCTGATTCGACCATCACGCCAAACACATCGACCATCAAACTGACGGACACATCTTCAACGGCAAAGAAGTTCGATGGCGGCGGAAAGACGTACAACAATATATGGCTGAGTGGCGCGGGAACGGGTGAATTTCAGTTCACAGGATCCAACACCTTCAACGATTTCAAGTGTGATACGCCACCGCACGCGATCAAGTTCACGGCTGGAACAACCACCACAGTAACCACGTTCACGGTGTCGGGTACTTCTGGAAACCTGATAACGATTGGAAGCCTGACAGCCTCATCCCATACGCTGACGAAGGCGGGAGGTGGGGTGATTGACTGCGATTACCTGTCTATCAGCAGATCAACCGGCACGCCTGCATTGACATGGTATGCGGGGCTGCATTCAACCAGCGGCGGGAATACTTCCGGGTGGAGTTTCTACACATCAACGACGACATTCAATACCGGCCTGTTCAGCAATAGCGGACCCTAAGGAAAATCATGGCAACATCCCCGGCACTTATCGGTCAGTGGTATCAGAATTACACCGCGCCCAAGACCGAATCTCAAGGATATGACGCAACGCTTGCTGACCCTGCAAAAGAGTGGAAGGTCACCAAGAACCAGACGGTTGCCGGGCAAACAAAATCCCTAATTGGTGAAAACTCCCCGCTGATGCAACAAGCTGCTACGGCAGGGCTTCAGACTGCGGCTGCAAGGGGATTGAGCAATAGCTCGATGGGCGTCCAGGCTGGACAAGCGGCGGTGATGGACAAGGCGCTTCAGATTGCCACTCCAGATGCTCTGACATTCCGCACGGCGGGACAGTACAACGCGGACCAGTACAACCAGAACCAGCAGTTCAACGTAAACGCGAAGAACACCGCAGCACAGTTCGGGGCGGCTGCATCCAACACCGCAAGCCTTGCTGACACGCAGGCCAACACGCAACTCACAACCGCCAAGATTAGTGCTGATACGTCTCGTTATGGAACTGATGTCGGCGCTGCAACGTCTCGTTATGGCACGGATGTCGGAGCGGAAACGTCCATCAAGACGGCCATGATTGGGGCCGAGGCGTCGAAATATGGGACGGACAAGAGCTATGCCGCGTCCATCTACGGAACCGACAAGAGCGCCGATACAAGCCTTCAGACGGCGGGGATGAGCATCGCCAGCCAGGAGCGCATGAATGCTCTCGACAACGCCACCAAGACATTGCTGACGGACAAAACCATTACGTCCCAAGAGAAGATCAGCGCGCTCGACAACAACACCAAAACCATTCTCACGGACAAGACCCTGACGAGCCAGGAGAAGATCGCGGCGCTCGACAATGCGACGAAGACACTGTTGACCGACAAAACCCTGACGAGCCAAGAGAAGATTTCGTCTCTGGACAATCAGACGAAGACCATCCTTGCGGACATGTCGATCACCAGTCAAGAGAAGATGAACCTTCTCGACAATGCGACCAAAACCATTCTGACGGACAAGGGCATCACCAGTCAGGAAAAGATCGCTGCCTTGGACAATCAGACCAAGACCCTGTTAGCAGACAAGTCCATCACCAGCCAAGAGAAGATGAGCGCGCTGGACAACGCAACGAAGACCCTGCTGACCGACAAGACGATCACTTCGCAGGAGAAGATCAGCGCTTTGGACAATCAGACCAAGACGATTCTGGCCGACCGCAGCATCAGCTCGCAAGAGAAGATGAACGCGCTCGACAACACTACGAAGACCGTCCTGACCGACCGAACGCTGTCAAGTCAAGAGAAGACCAACGCACTGGACAATTCCACCAAGGCCCTGCTCACGGACAAGACGCTGGCTTCGCAGGAACTGATGAATGCGCTGGATAACCAGACGAAGAGCATCCTGACCGACAAGACGCTGAACTCTCAGGAGAAGATTGCAGCCCTGGACAACAGCACCAAGACGCTTCTCGCTGACAAATCCATCACCTCGCAAGAGAAGATGGCAGCGCTCGACAATTCGACCAAGGTCATCCTTGCGGACAAGTCCATCAGTTCACAGGAGAAAATGAACCTGTTGGACAACAACACGAAGACCATCCTGACGGACAAATCGATCACGTCGCAAGAGAAGATTGCGATTCTCGATAACCAGACAAAAACCCTGCTGGCAGACAAGAGCATCAGTTCTCAGGAGCGCATGAATCTTCTTGATAACAGCACCAAGAACGTACTTGCTGACAAGTCCATCACCTCTCAGGAGAAGATGAACCTGATCGACAACCAGACAAAGACAGTGCTGGCGGATATGTCAATCTCCAGCCAGGAGAAAATGAACCTTCTGGACAACAGCACGAAAACACTGTTGACCAATGCCACGCTGACCAGTCAGGAGCGAATGAATTCTCTGGACAACCAGACGAAAACAATCATCACCAGTCAAACCCTGACCTCTCAGGAAAAGATTGCTGCGCTCGACAATGAGACGAAGACGCTGATTTCCACCAAGTCGCTCGACTCTCAGGAGCGCATGAACCTTCTGGATAACAATACCAAGTCAATTCTCACAGACAAAACGCTCACCAGCCAGGAGAAGATGAATCTTCTGGATAACCAGACCAAGACGACTCTGGCCGACATGAGTATCACGTCGCAGGAGAAGATAAATCTGCTGGATAACTCCACCAAGACCATCCTTGCGGACAAGAGCATTACATCTCAAGAGAAGATGAATGCGCTGGACAACGACACCAAGACGCTACTGACCAACAAAACGTTGACCAGTCAGGAGAAAGTTGCGGCACTGGAAAGTCGGACAAAAACGTATATCGCAATGGCCGGTTACTCCAGTCAAGCGCGCATGAATCTTCTGGACAACGACACCAAGACGATACTAACCAATGCGACGCTCTCAAGCCAGGAAAAAACAGCGTTGATGGAGGCGCAGAGCCGGGCCTTGATCTCTGACAACACCCTTGCTCAGCAGGATAAGGCTGCCTTGCTGAATGCGGATACGAACAAGTACATCGCGCAACTTGACAGCACGAATAAACTGACGATTGCGCAGTGGCAGAACCAGAATTCGCTGCTGATAAACAGCAACTCGCAAGCGGCGGGTATTTTCAACAGTACGGCGAGCCAGATCAACAACATCCAGAACAATGCGGCGATGGATCCGGACACCAAGACGGATGCGATCCGGGCGATCTATGAGTCAGGTAACTCGCAGTTGAACATCATCGAGGCGACCAGCGGCATCAACATCCCTGACATGCTGGACTTCACTCAACCAAAAGAAACGGTTGATCCGAAGACGGGCGAGAAGGTGACGACGCCATCGCCACTTCTTCCGGGTGGCGGAGAGAGTTCCACCCCGCTGATCGGGGCGAACACTGGCGAAGCCTTAATGAATCCGTAATAAAAGCCGCGATGATCTTCCAGCGCGAAACCCTGTTTGATGTCATTGACGATATTGGCCCCCTGCTGGAAAGTAATCACGCAGAAGTTGCGCCACAGAGCAACGTGATCCGGCTTTCCCCGCAATGGGAGAGTTACGCAGAACTTGAACGGGCGGGCTTGTACGTGGTGTTCACCTGTCGGGAAAAGAAAGCCCTTGTCGGTTATTCGGCGTTCTTCCTGAGCACACATCTTCAGCATGGCGTGAAGGTTGCGAATAACGACCTGATTTACCTTGTCCCTGAGAGCAGGAAAGGGACGAATGCAGTGAAGTTCATCGACTTCTGCGAAACACAACTCAAGGCGCTAGGCGCTCAAACTATCACCTACCATGTCAAGCTAAAGCATGACTGGAGGCCGATCCTGAATCGGCGCGGCTACTCTGACGAAGAGGTTGCTGTGGTGAAAATCATTCAAGGGGAATAGAGATGGCGTTCGCGGCGGTGGGAGCATTGTTTTCAGGTATCGCAGCTGGCACAGCAGTCGCTGCGACAACGGCCCTTATGGCTGTTTCAACCATTGGCGCCGTCATGTCAGTGGCCGGAGCGGTGACTGGCAACAAGGGCTTGATGAAGGTCGGCGCTGTCATGGGGCTTGTCGGAGGTGTCGGCGGGTTGATTGCCGGTGCAACGGGTGGCGCTGCTGGCGCTGTAGCTGGGGAGGTTGTCGGTGAGTCTGCGGCAGGATCGGTGTTCAACGCGGCGACTGACGCAACCAGCATGGGCGCAATTAATGGCATGGACGCCATGAGCGACGCATTTGTTGCCAGCGGATCATCTGGCGCTGGCGGTTTTTCAGGACTTGCGGCTGCTGCTGACGATGCCATTTCCGCACTGGGCTACACCAACGAAATGGACAAGATAAGCGACCTTGCATCGTCGTCGTCATCGTCATCGTCTAACTACATCAACCAGCTTGACGCTGCATCGGATGCGTTCAGTGGAGGTAAGACGCCAAACGCAGGCGGGCTATCTTCTGGAGACACGCTGAAGAGTCTCACGACAGACGCCAAGGTGTCCGACATAAACCCCTTGGACAAATACGCCGGTTCATCTTCAAACCCGAATGCTGCGAATTACGTCAACCAGATGGACGCCGCATCGGACGCGGTTACGTCTGCGAATTCCAAGGACTACTTCAAGGGCATTCTTGAGTGGGTGAAGCAAAACGACAAACTGGCAAACAACATCATGACCGTGGGCGCTGGAGCCTTGAAGGGCGTGAGCGAGCGCAGCATGTTCGATGAAAAGATGGCGCTAGAAAAGTCCCGCTACCAGTACGGCAACACCGTCGCCAAGCCGTACAACTTCGGCGCACAACCCTTGATTGGAGCCCGGTGATGTTGAACAAAAAGGCAAACCCCATCCTGCTGAAGATGGAAAAAGCCGTCACAGCAAAAGTCCCCAAGCACCAGACGCAGGCATTCCGCAAGATCATCACGGCGGGGACCAAGGTGATGTACTCCGAGAACATGCACAAGATGCTGGTGGAGCAACTGAAGTCACCCGGCGACTCTGCTGACATGGCTGGCGAAGGCGTTGCCAAGCTGATGGGCATTCTGATTACACAAAGCAAGGGAACCATGCCCATGCAGGCCGGTAGCCCAGCTGCTGCTGTGTTGCTGTGCGAAGCCCTGGACATGATGGAGCAACTTGGAAAAGTCAAAGTGACGAACGATATTCTTGCGCAAGCCGTTCAAACAATGTCGTCAGGCATTCTGAGACTGTTCGGCGTCACCCCGCAGAGGCTTGACCAGATGATGACCGAGGCGCAGGCGAAGAAGCAAGCAGCACAACCACCCGCACAACCCGCACCGCAAGGCGCACAACCCCTGATTGGAGCACCAGCATGAGCGGATGGATGGGCGCACTAGGCGGAATTGGCGAGGCCGGGATGTTGATCGGCTTGCAGAACCAGAAGGATTGGGCTGCGCAGGACTTGGTACGCGAACGCGAGGCCGCAGAAACTGCGCGGCAACAGTCTCTGATGCGCCTTAAAGTCGAACTTGCAGACCAGCAGCGCACTAAGAGCGCTGGCGAGATTGATGCCAAGGCGGGCGCGTTGATTGGTACGCGCATGGCTGGCAGCCAGGTTGCCGACGCATCGACGTGGACGCCAGAGCAGGAGTCGGCGCGTAAGGCCGGCATGGAGCAGATGAAGACAGACGTGCGCGGCGAGGCGGCTGCCAGTCTGGGCTACATGGATGAGGCCAAGACGCTGCAAGACATTGCCGCCAGCAAGGCGTCTGAGCGATACCACACACGAAGCCTCGACATCACAGAGCAGACCCGTGCGGATACCAAGGCGTATCACGAACAAACCGCCAATGACACCAAAGAGTACCGCGACGAACAGCTGAAACTTGAGCGCGAGAAGATAGCGGAAACTATCAAGCACAACAACGCTGTGTTGGCGCGCGACAAGGATCGTCTGACGCCCGCCATGGAATACCAGATGAAGGGCGCAGCTCACGCGATTGATCTGGCCTCAACCCATGTACGGGATGCGGCCAAGTCGCTGGATGCCGCCAACAAAGAGCAGGACATGGACGGCAAGAAGGCCGACCATGTGCGTGAGGCTACCGCAGAACTTGCTGCGGCGCGCAAGGCCGCAGAAACCGCAAAGACGGCATACAACCTGACCGGGACATCGGTGTTTGGCGACAAGTGGAAGACGATTGATCTGCCGAAAGAACCAGAGAAGGCGGCACCGGCACGCAACGGATGGGACAGCAAGACTGGAGAGGTGTTCAAGGACGGAAGCGTTGTTGGAACGGCCAAGTCTGAGTCTGAGGCTCGCAAGATGTTCATTGACCCGCCAAAAGCAGCCAAGGAATCCGACAAGAAGACGGAACTGATTGGCGAAAAGCCATCGAAGGTTGCTGAAAAAGATAGCACGCCTTCAGCGCCAGTTCGGTCTACGGATGGCGGATCAACATGGACGCTTGACGCACCAAAGACAATGCGTAATCCAGCCGTCCCGTACTACCAAGAAATCGCCAATCCGCTTGCAAAACTTTCAGGGCAAACCTTCAAGTCAAGGGCGGAGGCCGAAGCGGCATGGAACGAAACGTACAAGCTCATTAACGGTCGATAGAAAGAATCCATGTCATTCATCAGCTTTGACGAGCCGGAAAAGGATAGCTTCGTTGACTTCACAAAGCCGCAGGAGCCAGAGAAGAAAAGCAGCTTTCTACGTCGCGCCGCTGATGTCCCGCTAGGACTTGTAAAGGGTGTTGTTGACCTTCCGGGGGCCGTGACGGGTGTTGTCGATACATTCACTGGTGGATCTGCCAGTGCTGCGCTTGATCCCATCATCAAATCTCTTGGCGAAGCATCAGACGCACTTGGCCTTCCTTCATGGGTAAGGCCGACGCAATGGTCCCAAGGACTCAGGGACTCATACTCTCCAGAGACAAAGGCGGCGCTTCAAGGCGTTGAGACTTCGGCCAAAGAAGGGCAGGCCGAGGCAAAAGATTCGGGAGAGGGTGCGTTTGGTCAGATTCTAGGTAGCGCAAAAGGAGCCGCAAAAGGAATACTTGAAAATCCCTCATCCGTGATTGCGCTCGCCGCAGAGAACTACGGTGGCATGAAAGCCATCTCGATGGGTGTGGCGAAGTTCATCAAGCCCATGTCTCTGGCGCTGGATGCGCAAGTGTCCGCTGGAAAGATGACCGCAGAGGCTGCAAACAAGATTTTGGGCGATGCGGCTGCAAAGGCATCGGCCATTGGTGAAGGCGTTCTTACTGTTGGACAGACGGGGCAAAGCATTCAGCGCGCGGACCCGGATGCCGACTTCATTCATCGTCTTGCCGCCATTCCAGCGGGCGTCATCACAGGGTCAATCACCCGTGGTGCAAGCAAGATTCCAGGCCTGGGTGACGTTGAAGCCTCAATGGCTACGGCATCGCTCGGGAAGTCCACCGGCTTTGCTGGGTCACTTCCTGTCAGGGTTGGAAAGGGTGTTCTTTCAGAGGGATTCATTGAAGAACTTCCGCAGTCTGCACAAGAACAGGTTTGGCAGAACATCGGTGCATCAAAGCCGTGGCAAGAAGATGTAGGCTCACAAGCCGTTCAAGGCGCAGTATCTGGTGGATTGCTGGGCGGAGGCATGGCCGGGCTGCATGGTGCCAGTGCAGATGCAAAGCCAGCCGAACCCACTCCCGACCTCACCCCTGAAATCTTCAATGCGCCTGACGTTGATTCAGCGATTAACGCCGCCGAGCGCGCAATCGCCGAGTCAATCACGCAGACAACCGGCGCTGACCTGTTCGCACGCCAGGCACAGAACCCCCTCCAGGAAGCGATCAACCGACCCGCCGAAGACCGTCGCCTTGCTCCCACCAACACCCAGCCTGACGAACTGCTGAATCAGCAACTGATCGGCGCAAATCCATTGATGGACATTGCCCGCGCACGGGAAGACCGCGCAGCCGTTGCCGAGCAGATTGCCAGCCAGGAACAAGCCCGCAAGCAATTTGAGGTTGACGCGATACCTGTCGTTGCTGCCGAACAGAACACGGTTAAAAGCGCCGTAGAGCGTGCCGCGACACTGGAGGCACCTACCGCCTTGGAGATGGCTTTCCAGCGCGCCAGGGAGCAATACGCGCCTGCTGAAGCCATTGTTGAGCAGCCCGCCAAGGTTGAGCCGCAAAAGCCAACAGAACCCGCCATCGAGCAACCCCGCATCATCGAGCGCGCACCGGGTTTGCTGCCGATGAGCTTTGCCCGTGCCGAGCAGGTTGCAGCCAAGTCGCCTGAACTGGAAGTTGTTCGCTTCCCGAACATCAACCGGGAAACAGGTTTACCGAATGGGAAGTTTTCTTACACCGTTCAATCGAAAGTCCAAGATGACCGCAGAACTGGCGACGTTCGGATCGAGGATTCAGGAAGTGATAGAAGCCGGTCAGATCAGCCCGTTGTCGGGATGGATTCTGGAGTGGGAACTTCTGGTGCTGTGCGACCAGCCGTGGACACCGGGAGTGAGGGAGATACACCAAGTCGTCGAATTGGCCCATTGGGAGACGGACAGGGCGATGCAGCAGTAGGCAAGGTATTGCGCCAAGCTATAGCCGATGCCGAGCCGATGACGCAATCTCATGTTGACGCCATCGAAGCCTATCAATCGTTCCTGACGGACGGCGCAAGGAAGTCTCTGGATTCTGGCGAGATGCCCGTCTTCCAGACTGGACGAGTCACGGTTGCGATTGGCCCATCCGCACAGAGTCCGGGCATGGTGCAGGCAACCCGCTACAACGACACGGGCGCTATTGGCGACAGTCAGTACAAGTCGGTAGAAGCGGCGATCCTGGGTGAGTCGCTGGTGAACTCTGAGCGTCTTCCATCAGATATTGCACAGCAGCGCATGGCGGATGTGGCCGAGGCCGAGTCTGCCTATCAAGCCAAAAGGGACGCATTCAATGTCGAAAACGCACAGCCACGAAGTAACCCCCAAGCAGAAGCCCCGCGAATTGAAGCGCCAAAGGTTGCAGCAGTCGGAACTGATGAAGCAATACCAGCCGCAAGACAACCCGCTGCCGGAAGTGCCGAGATTCAAGCCGCTGGGGTAGGGCAGAAGTCAGCAAAAGAGTATTTGGCAGAAGTTGCACAGGCCAGAGAAGACGCAAAACTTGCAGCAAAGAATGCGCCAAAAGAAACGGTTACTCCGGCAGAAGACAAGAACATTGGCGTAAACGACGCGGGCAATCAACTGTTCGAGCGCAAGGATGGGTCTGTCTACCAGATGGAAAACGGGCGTCCTAGGTTTGGCGGCGATCTTGTAGCCATTGAGCAATCCGGTAACGTTACCGGATTAGCCAATGAGCAAAAGGGCAACGTTGCACCATTGCTCACTGAGGCCCCAGAACCACTAGCACCACAGAACAAGATTGCCACCATGCGCGTGCATGAGGTGCCGGTGGACAGCATCAAGCTATCCCGCGACATCCCGCAGTTCAAAGACGGGGCCGATGCCAAGGGCGTTGTGGAGCCGCTGGGGGGCAAGTTCGAGCGCACGGGTGTTGCGCCAATCCAGTTGTGGCGGCGGGCCAATGGCGACCTGGAAGTGATTTCCGGGCGTCACCGTCTGGACTTGGCGCAACGCAGCGGTGAGTCCACAATACCAGCACAGATTCACGATGAATCCAGGGGCTTTGATGCCGAAAGAGCCAGCACGCTTGATGCTGAACTGAATATCAGGGATGGTCAAGGAAAGGTCAAAGATTATGTCCAGTATTTCCAGGCAGCCAGAATTGACAAAGCCGAGGCAGACGCACGCGGACTTCTGGCGCGAGCGATTGGCCAGCGGGCGTACACCATCGCAACTGAAGGAGATGCGGAACTCGTTGCCGCCCATCGTGCCGGTAACGTCTCCGACGAAGGCGCCGTCTCCATTGCCAGAGCAGCCCCGAAAGATGCCCGCCTTCAAGCTGTAGGCATCCGAGCGATTGCCGATGGGCAGTCGAACGCCAAGGCCGTCAACCTGATTCAGGCCGTCAAGGCGATGGCGTCAGAGCGCCCGGACAACACAGGAGATATGTTCGGCTTCGATGACAGCGCCATGAAAGAGGCCGAGCTGATGGCGAAGATTGCCACGGCCAAGCAGCGCAGCCTGGGCGACCGGTCCACATCCCCCATCCCA